CGGCTCGAGGCTCGCGCTCGACCTTGCGCTCGACCTTCTCCTGCGGCTTCTTGATCGAAGGCAAAAACTTCGACATGTCGATCTTTGGCGGGTCATCTTGAGGCTTGGCTCGCTCGATCGTCACCGACTTGGCCATTCTGTGCTTGGCCAGAATGTCCTCGATGTTGATCTTGTCGCGCAGTGCCTGCAGCGTCTGCATACAGGCGACCGAACATGCGTCGAACGCCGGACACGCCTGGCAAACCTGCGAGTCGTGGCTGAACACGCTCGGCGCGGCGTAGCACCCTGGGGCGGATGCGTTGATGTGGGTGTCAGTGGATTCCATGTCAGGCTCCTACGAACTGCTTCAAATCCGAATACTTGAGCTTGTCGATCTCCTTCAGCGCGGTGTTGATTTCGTACTGACTGGCGTCCGAAATCATTCGCACGAAGTTGGCGACGTAGCGCGGCGAAAGCTGGACCATGTTGCGCGTGTTGTAGCCGAGTGACCGACCGAACTCGGCGTTGATGCGTGCCTTCTCAATCTCACTGACCACCTCCTTTGGAGGGCTGATGGTCCAGGTGAGAATGAGCGACGCCAGTGGCGACAGCGACTTGGCGATGTGCTCGATCATCTGGCCGACTGCGTAGTGCCCTTCGGGCGTGTCGTAGTCCTGCCAGAGCACTTCCTCGAGGTTGTAGTCATCCTCGCCGGCGCTGTTCATGTCGTCGATGGACGTGTATCGCATCCGGTCGTCGATCAGAGCCTGAGCCCAGCTGTTGAGCCGGTTGTACGCAGCCATGAAGTAGTACGTGGAGAACTTGAATCCTCTGGACTCATCGAACCCGTCGCATGCCTTCAGAAAGACCACGCTCATCTCCTGAAACACGTCCTCATAGTCGATGGTCACACGCGCCGCGAGGAGCCGGGTGTAGCCCTTCCTCGAGACGCTGTGGACCAACCCGACATTGGCCTTGTAGAAATCGGCCTTGTTCATTCGATCAGGCGCCGAAGATGCGTTGAGCCAGGCCATCGACGACCTCGCGATCGACTTTGGACAGCTTGTTGGTGAACGCCAGCGTGACGCCCTTGCGGAACGAGGCGCGCATCAGACCGATTCGTGCGGCGTAGATCAACGTACGCGGCGAAATCACATCGCTGATCTTGGCGCCGTCATACGCATCACGCACCAGCGTGGCGAACTCGACCAGCTTGTCGGCGTCCTCCTTGTTCAGACCCACTTGGTTCTGAAGAATCTGGCTCTCGGCGGTCTTCTTCATGTACTTCTTGTGGATGACCATGCCGAAGCGGTCGTAGTTGGCGGAGTTCTGCAGGTTGGTGCCCTGGTACAGACCCGTCTCGTCGCCCGAGCCGTTGGTGTTGCCGGTCGCGCAGAAGCGGAAGTTCGGGTGCGGCTTGATGATGCGGTTCTCGGCGTCAGCCTCCTTAATCATCAGTGACTTACCCTCGAGGACAGCCTGATAGACCGACAGCACGGACGGCAGCGCGAAGTCGTATTCGTCGGCGACGTACATCCAGCCGTTTTGCATCGCCATCGGCAGCGGTCCGAGTTCGAAGACGGTCTGACCGCCCTTGACCGTCCACTGACCGACGATGTGCGACTCTTCCGTGTTGACCGTGTGCTGGACGCGAATCATCGGGCGGTTGGTCCGTGCGGCGATCTGCTCGAAGAGCTCCGTCTTGCCGGCACCCTTGTGGCCCCAGACGTAGCACGGAATCTTCATTTCGATGGCCAGGACCACGTCCTTGAGTTCGTCAATGTCGTAGACATAGTTGTCCGAAATGGCGGGCACATAGTCGCTCCACTCGTGGTTGGCGACAGTGCTGATCGGGATCGGTTCGCCACGCGAGTTGAGCGCGGCCTTGACGCGACCCAGGTTGAACAGCTCGTTGAACGCCTTCTTGATGACGCCGCCCTTCGGGATCAGGGCAGACGCGGCAGCAGCTTCCGGCTCGGTGGCCATTGCGACCTTGGTTTCCTCGCCAGTTGCGGCGCGCTCAGCTTGCTTTTCGGCGAGCTTGCGCTTGGCGAGCTCCGACAGCAGCGGTGCGTGAGGGTACTTCTCGGCATACGCCTCGATGGTCAGTTCGGGGTGGGCGTCACGCAGGTGCAGCTGGATGGCGTGAACCTGAGCTCCACAAATGGAGCAGGTGATTTTGGCGTCAGACATGAGACTCTCCTAGAGGGTGTTGAAAATCAACGGGTTACAAAAATTTGCGATGTTTGTATGGTAAGCACTGCGGGGCGGAGAAGCAAGTCACGGGTGACTTGGCCTCTCGATCTGCCCATCAAGTCATCAGCAGGTGGCGCAGTTCTTTGATGACGGCTGCCGGCAAGTCCTCGACCGAGTTGAGGATGAGGTACTTCGGATAGAAGCGCTCCACCGCATTCGACTCGATGCCGATACCGACGACCTTGATGCCGCTGTTGGACACATCCTTGACCACGCGGGTCAAGTGCTGCTCCAGGTCGCCACGCGAGCCTGCAGCGGCGGGGTAGCCGTCAGACAGCACGATCATGATCTTGCCAGCCTCCTTGCGAGCCAGCAGACGACGAGCGGCAATCTCGACAGACTCGCCATCGACGTTGCTCCGCAGAATGCGCGTGTTGGGCAGCCAGGCGAAGCGGTCACGCACGGTGGCGCACATCTTCTCCTCGTAGCCCTTGAGGATCGGCATGTACAGACCCTCGACGCGAGAAAAGCGCACGCCATGTTTGGCCTGCTGATCGCGCAGGTCATTGACCGCCGATGCGCCGAGCTCCTTCGTGGTGAAGCAGATAACCTCATTCTTGATGTTGAGGCGATCCAGAACCGACGACAGCGCATACGCAGCCTGACTGGCGGTATGAATCTTCGAGCCGCCCATCGAGCCGGAGGCATCGACGACCAGTTCGACGGCTACGTCCTTGCTGCGTGACTCGTGCTTGCGGCTGAAGACCCGATCGTCATTCAGCGCCAGGCGCGACAGGTTGGCGGAATGCAGTCGGCCAGAGCGATGGCCGTGTGAACGAGTCGCCAGCGACCGAGCAGCAACGGCACGCTCCAGGTCTTTCTGCAGCGGCGCGACCATGTGATCGACCTTCTCCATCAGCTTCTTGCTCATCGACGCCTCGAAGCCCGAGCCGATCGGCAGCTTCTCGATCAGGTCGTGGTCCTTCGTAAACGGCATGTAGTCAGCGTTCATCGCGGACTTGAGCGTACTGTCCGTGATGAGGCGCGACATGGTTTCGTCGAAGTCGTTCTTGTCGTCCTTGTTCAGAGGCGCCCAGATCGGCTCGTCGTTGTTGATTTCGCTCTCTTCCTCGCCGGAGATGGGGCCGGTTTCAGGCTCTTCGTCAGTGCCTTCGGCGTCGCCCGTGTACTCGTCTTCTTCCGTCTCGGGCTCGGCGTCCTTCACGTCACCCTCCTCGTCATCGTCTTCGGGTTCGGGCTCGCCGGAGGTGTCATCCTCGTCTTCGGATTTTTCCTCGTCCTTGTCGTCTTTCTCGCCCTCGTCATCCTTGCCGTCAGACCCTTTGGCGTCGTCGTCTTTTTCGTCCTCGTCGCCCTTCTCAGGCTTGCTCTCGGACTTCTTCGACTCGCCCTTCTCCTCGTCGTCGCTCTCGCCGCTGCCGGACGGTTCTTCCTTGTCCTCCGACTTCTCGGGCTTGTCAGACTTTCCGGCCTTGCCCTTCGACTTGCCCTTCTTACCCTTGCCGGTGCTGCCTTCACCGTCACCCTCGCCCTCTTCAGACGAGTCCTTGCCCTTCTTCTTGCCCGAGCCTTTGTTGCCTTCAGTCAGGCGCTTGACGATTTCTTCGGCAAGGGTCATGCAGTCGGCGGTCGATGTAGCGCCCTCGATCTGCGGCTGCAGGTCTTTGATGCGCTCGAGGATGGGCTCGACCTTGGTCCAGTGGTCTTTCATGAACTCCTTGAAGACCTGCTGGCCCGACAGTGCTCGAATCATCGGCACCATCAGCGTGTTCATCACGCCTTGAGCATCGCCCGCTGCAGCTTTTTCCTTCATGCGCGGAACGACAAACTTGTCCAGGTAGAACTTGCCAGTCACCGACAGGTTGTACGCCGAGCCCTGAAAGCGTTTTGCCATTTCACGTTCGATGCGGGGGTCTTCCAGCGCATTGAGCATGAAACCAACTTGATCGCCTTTAGCATTCGCTTTGGCCATCAGCGGGAACTCGGTGAACAGGATGTGTGCAACCTCGTGGTCGAGAAAGCCTTGAATGGCCTGGCACAGCTCCTCGGTTGCGTTGTCGGGCAGGTACGGCAGATTGACGAGTACCGGCTGGCCCGTGTGGTCAGCTTTGACGTAGGCGTTGACGCCCTGCTGAGTGACCTTGATGCCCTTGCCAGACAGCATCTGGGTGATCTTCACGACTGACTCGCGAAGGATGAAGACACGATCGTTTTTCACTGACTCTCCTTATGTCATGAGTGACTGATAATGCATTGTCATCGACCGAAGTAGGGAGAGCAATGCTTTGCGTAGGGAACTTGAATGGGCGCCCGAAGGCGCCCAGGTCGGTCAGAGCGACAGCCGAGCGGCACGTCCGCTCATCGTACTGACCAGACACATCGGCCCACGGTAGACGTGTACGCCAATGTGCAGTAGAGTGGTGCCGAGGTCCAAGACCTGCCTGACCTCCAGGTGCTCCAGCGTGTCCGCGAGCTCCTGCACCGAAATCTCATCAACTTCTGGAAATAGACTCCAGCTCGACATATATGTCCTTGTCTTGTTTCTATTGGTTGATTTTAGTCACTCGTGAAGCGGAACCTTTGGGCGTTTCACCTCCATTTGTTGTTTCCCGGTAGGGCAATCAGTCAGCACGTACTGTTCTAATTTGTATACTCAGTTCGTACTTAACCTCAACTCATAGGAACTGTCATGGTTACGAAGGCTGTCCGAGTGACGCCCGCGAATGCCAACAAACCCCGCAACGTCGCCGAATACATCAGCTGGCAGATTCAGCTTTGCGGAAAACCACAAACGGAAATTGCTCAACAGGCTGGTTTTGACAAGCCAAATGTCATCACCATGATTAAGCAGGGGAAGACGAAAGTTCCTCTCAACAAGATTGGCAGCATGGCCAAGGCGCTGGAGATTGACCCCGTCTTCTTCATGCGGATTTGCCTGAACGAGTACCTTCCCGATCTGGCAGAGACGATCGAGAAGATCACGAATCAGCCGATCATCACCAACAACGAGTTGGAGTTCATCAACGTCATCCGATCCAGCAAGGTGGTCAACCCGAAGCTGCGGAACGACGCCGAGAAGAAGAAGCTGCGCGAGTTCGTGGACACGCTCAAAGCCGATAACGAAACGAACTGACACCGTTTTCTCCACATGAGGCGCCTTCGGGCGCCTTTTTTGTGCAGCGCAATTACACCGCCAAGCTCTGCCGTAGACAACGCACCGCGACCCACCGCCGACGAGCGGTCGCTTTCGTGCCTTTCTAGAAACACTACCCTGGGTGAACACCCCGTTTTGTTGGTAAATCTGCCGCACAAGCCAGCGGACTCTTGTGTTCTTCCTGCCGTTCATCCTACTATGGCACACCTCACTACTGACTTACTGCTCCTTCAAAAATGGAACGCCTGATTGCACTTGAGGATGTCGAAGCCCAAGTCAGCCTGAAGAAATCGACCCTGTACGGATTGATCGCCGTAGGTCAATTCCCTGCGCCGATCAAGGTTGGGCGAGCAAGTCGCTGGCTGTCGAGCGAGATTCAGTCGTGGATCGACGAGCGCGCCAGGCAAAGAAGTAGTCCCACGGCTGCTGTAAGTCAGTCCTGAGTGCGTCGAGATAGTCTGCCCACGCCTGCATCATGGCGATGCGGCTGTCGAGGTACTCGGCACGGTTGTAGGCGCGGTCCGTCTTGTCGTCTATGTCATGCGCCAGTTGCTTCTTCGTCACCTTCGACTCGAAGCCACCTTCCTCGAGCAGCGTTCTGGCCGAGGCTCGAAAGCCATGACAGGTCTGCTTGCCCTTGAAGCCGATGCGCTCCAGGTTGTCGTTGAGAGTGTTCTCGGACAGCGGCATGCCCTTCTTGGCGCCAGGAAAGACAAGCCCCTGGTGGCCCGTGACGGTCTTCCAGTTCCGCAGCAGCGTGACCGCCTGCGCGGACAGTGGCACAAGGTACTCACGACCCTTCTTCATCAGGTAGTGCGGCACCTCCCACATGGCGCCATCAAGATCGAAGTGCTCCCATCGAGCGGTTCTGAGGTTTTGGGGCCGTACCCAAACCATCGTCTGAAGACGTAGCGCCATCACGGCGATCGAGCCAGGCTCCCGATCGAGCCGCAGCAGCAGCTCCCTGAACTCGGCTGGCCTGGTGATGGCCGCATGGTGGCGCTCGACGTGCGCCTTGAACTCGCGGCGCCTGACATTGCCGGCCGGACTTGCCTTGACGTACCGCTGATCGACGGCGAATTGCAGGGCGCGAACAAGGATGTCCCGAACGCGGGTCAGCATGTAGTGCGCGCCTCGAGCCTCAACTTTCTGAAGAACGGATCGAATGTCATCCTCGGTGAGCTCCGTGATGCGCTTGGCGCCACACTCGGCAAGGATGTTGGCTTTGGCCGCCTGGTCGTAGTCGGAGTAGTGCCGCGAGCTCCAGCTGTGCTTGTGGTGCTCGAGCCATTCGGAGATGACTTCCGCGACTGTCTTGGCGGCCTTGGTTTCCTGGCGCTCTCGTCGGCGCTCCTCCACCGGATCACGACCAAGCTGCACGAGCGTCCTGGCGGCTTCAGCCAGAGTTCGTGCCGTACTCAGCTTTACGGTGGGGTACGTGCCCATCGAGTAGGTCTTGCGGACGCCCTTGAGGGTGTAGTCCAGCTGCCAGGACATGCCGCCTGATCCGCGCACGACGAGAAACAACCCCTCGCCATCCGAAATCTTGGTGATTGACTTGTCGCTGGCCTGTGCTTCCTTGATGCGCTTCTCCAGCTCCTTCTGGGACAGTTCGTGCAGGGCCATGTGGTAACGAGCCGTGGTTACTTGGACGTGCTGCGCGGTAACGGCAGCGTCAGCAGATGCAGTTTCGGGACGTTACCACAGGGTTTACCGCGCCGATCGCTGGAAGTCGGCGCACCTCGGCGGACGAGGCTGGAAAAGAAAAAGGCCCAAGTCGTTGATTACTGGGGCCTTTTTGCGATCCGCTGGACGCTGGTGGAGGTCTGCGGAGGTCTTGCTGGCGGAGAGGGTGGGATTCGAACCGCTAGTATTGATGCGGGTTTCGGGGCAGTTTCCTGCCCGCTACCACGTTCATTACCGCAGCAGAAACTTGCTTGGATCGTAGGCTTGTTGAGCCAGGTCTTCGACCACTGCGTCGATGTTGGACTCGTTGAAGTTGGTCAGCCAGGTGTCGCACACCGGCCCGACATCCTCTGCCCAATGACACTCGTCCTTGAGCATCACGCCCAGGCGCTTGCTGTAGGTTTCGATGACGTTCTTGGCCGCCTCGCCGCCCTTGCCGATGGCCAGGGAGAAGTCGCCCAGCATGCGCTCCAGGAATCGACGGGCGATCACCTCGCCAGGGTTGTCGATGAAGACCGAGTGCAGGTTCCACGAGTGCAGGTGGCAATACTCGCGAATCTGCAGCAGGCCTTCCGGCTCGACGATCACCACGATGGGCTTGTCTTCGGCCGCGACCCGCTCGATCTCCTGAGCCGAGACGCCGTAGAAGTTGTTGTTGAAGTGGACCGTCTCCACGAAAAAGCCGGTGTCGCGCAGCCGCTTGAACTCCGACTTGTCGATGAAGTGGTACGCCTTGCCATTTTCCTCGCCAGCTCGAGGCTCGCGGGTGGTATGGGAGATCACCTGCACGAAGCCCTCTTCCTTCAGGCGCTTCTCCAGCGTTGTCTTGCCGGCGCATGACGGGCCGGTGAGCGATACGATGAACGGGGTCATTCCTTGTTCTCCAGTTTTTTGGTCAGCACTTGCAGAAGGTCCGTCATCGCAAAGAGCGGAACCTCCTGGCCATTGCGGTCGATCATTCGAACCAAGCCACCGATCGGAGCCGGAGAAACTTCCGTCGTCCAGGGAAAGGTGGCTTGCAACTCCTTGAATTGTTGTTCAGTCATGACTTATGCTTTGTCGTCACGGAAGCGCTTGAAGCGCGGGTGGCGCAGCGACCCATCGGGCGTGACCTCGTGGTACTCCACTTCGATCATGCGTCCGACAATCAGGTCGGGGTCTTCGTTGCGGAGCTCGTCCGACAGACCCGAGCCCACGTTCACAGGTACGCCCTTGTGGTCCACGATCAGCGCGCCGATCATGCCCTCGTACTTGCCCGTGCCCTGCTCCCAGCCGGTCACGAACAGGTCCAGCGTCTCTTCGGCCTTGATCTTCATCCAGGCGTGGTTGCGCTTGCGCCAATACTTCGCTTGCGGCTCCTTGATGATGAGCCCTTCGAGTCCGGAGGCACGGACCGACTGGTACAGGTTGTGAATCTCATCCACGCTGGAGACGAGGTAGCGAGGCAGCAGCTTGAGCGGCCCGCCGCTCACGGTCTTGAACAGGTCTTCCAGAACCTGACGACGAACGGCGTAGGCGGTTGCACTGCCCTCCTTCGTGTCTTTGTGGAAGAGCGACTGCGGCAGCACGTCGAAGACGTTGAACACGGCGTCGGTGGCCTGTTCGTCCTTCTTGCGAGCCACCGAGACGGTGTTGTTGAACGAGCCGCTGGTAATCTCGCCGTCGAAGACCAAGTGGAAGGAGTCGCACCCGAGAAGACTGCCGAAATACTCGGCGTCACCATCATCGTTGCCTGTCTCGTTTCGAATGTCGGCTCGGAAGTTGTCCACCAGATTGAGCAGTGGGTCTTTCAGGTGGTCGAAGGTCGTGAACTCCTTGCCAGAGCGACTGAAGAACTTGACCGCCAGCTCGCTGATGTCCACAAACGCCAGAACGCGCACGCCGTCGAGCTTGGGCTCGGCAACAACCGGCCAGCCCTTGACGCGAGACGCCTCGAAGGGATGGGCCAGCATGCAGTCGAAGGTCGGAATCAAGCCAGGGATGGCTTTGTTGACGGTCGATTCGCTGAAGCCAGCGCGAAGGTCTTTGCTGACGATGCGCCACAGCAGTTCGGCCGACTTGGCGGTCAGACGCGACATTTCGGAGACGAGCGTGTCGCGTGCCAGGTTGCCGGTCAGATTGCGGGTCCGCAGGTTTTCCAGCAGGTGCCAGGTGTCGCTGTTGAACGTGCCATTGCCGCCCGAACGATGCGTATCCGGACGTTTGGCGATGCCGTAGGTCTTGAAGGGGTTGAGCGCCGCTTCCAGAACGTCCTGGAAGCCCTCCAGCTCCGCAGAAGCCCGAATCATGTCTTCCTTTGCGGTCTTGCTGGAGGTCGCTGCAATCGCCTCAATTTTCTCGAGGATCAGATCGGAACTCACGCTTCGCCTTCCTTGATCTTCTTGACCATGCGCTCGTACGATTCAATGGCAAAGTCCCCCATCGAGTCGATGGCCTCTTTTGCCGTGCGAAGCACCAGTTCGCGAGGCAGGTCCGATGCTGCGATCAGAGCGGCGACGAAGGTGACGTACGAGGCGCACAAAGCGCTGGCCAGGGCAGGTGGGGCAATGCCGGCCTCGTTCAGCGAACGCTGGGTTTCGACCAACGCCTGCATGGCCTTGTCGAAGTGCTCGTCCAGCTGCTTCTTGGTTTCAGGCGTGATTTGTTCGTCATTCATGACTTAGGCTCCGTTTGTTGAAGATGTGCCCGCATGCATCCGTGCAATGTCCAGCAAGGACACAGGCTTCGTCGAAGGTTGCGGCGCACTGACCTTCGGCTCGGGGTTGGGTTGGTCGCTCGCCTCTTTGATGGCGGCGTTGATCGCTGCGGCATACCCGTCGGTGGGCATGTCCATGAGACGGTCGTCGGATTTGACAGCAGGTTTGGGTTCGGGCTTCTTGACTGCCGGTGCTGTGACGGTCGGAGCCGCCTTTGTGGGCCGGAAGCTGGTCGTAACCTGACCGAACTGCTTGTCCATTTCCTCGCGCAGCAGTGCCCGATCGACGTAGTACAGCGCCTTGCCGGCCGTCTGTTCCTCGGTTTGCATGCTGATTGCGGGGCATGACTTGCCGCTGATTGCCTTCTCGCACTCGGGATACGAGGACAGGGCCTTGTCGCGCTCGTACGCCTTGAGCTTGTTCAGGCAGACGCAGTAGCCTGGGGTGTAGCCCACAGCCTTGCAGCCCTTGACGGTGAATGTGTTGGTGCCCGCCGCCGACTGCTCGGGCGGGTAGATCGACTGTCGGTCGCGAACGGCCTGTTCGATACTGTCAAAAATCGACATGGATACTCCTTACCAAGAGCCCCACAGGGGGCGAATCGCCGAAGCTCGTTTCTGATCCAGAATCTGCTTCAGCACTGACTGAAGTTTATAGCGCGAGTGCAGGGTTTGAAAGCGGTCATCGACGATCGCCTGCAAGGTTCCCTGAACTTGCCCGATCATGTGCATGCGGATGGTTTCTTGCATCTGGGGCGGCAGTCGGTCGAACACCTCCTTGTAGTCGCTCACCAGCTTCCCCACGTCTCGCCGCGATCGGGTTCGGGCTGCGGCTCCTCGACGACAACCTCGTCATCATCATCGTCGTCCGGATTTGCAGCACCCAAGCTCAGTCCGAGCACTTCCCTGATTCGCGTACCGTTCGGGCCGTAGTGCATCGACAGAGTGTTGCCAAAGTCTGTCTCGCTTGCGAAAGACAAGCCGCCTCGAGTGTGCAAAGCGCCTGCCGCATCGGGCTTGGTGGCGCTGTAGCCCCTGCCCTGCTTCTCGCGAATGACCTTATCCGCCGCTACGTCGAGTCGCTGTGCCGTCGAGAACTCCTCGACCTTGATTTCTCCACCGCGTACTCTGGCCGCAGCTTTACCCCATCGCTTGACGAGGATGAATTTTCTGGCGTCGGCGTTGTACAGCTGGACAACTTCGTAGAACTTTGTCCCGCCTTCGTGCATCAAAAATGTGGCGCTATGTGTAAGTGATGTGGTCATAAACTTCCATTGACAAATCGTCGTTGAGTGAATTGTAGAAACCGAGTTGCGGGGTCACAACACGGCGAAGTCATCGACCCATACAGAGCAGCTTGATCTTCGCGGCCGTGGTAGGTGACAGCACCTCCGCCTTCCAGAACGCCTGGCGCACGACCTCTGGCGCGACCTCGTTCGGGTCTTTGTCTTTCGGCAGGAATGCGATACGGGCCACAAGACCTGCGCCGCGCACCATGAGCGCCGCCTTCACGGCATCCTGGGTCGCTTTCTTCTCGCCGTCCCACATGAATGTCACTTCGCGCAGGCCATGCTCCTTGAGCTTGATGAGCTTGGAGAGCTGGCTGTTCTCGGAGCCTTCCGACAGGTGCTTGCCGAAGCTGCCAACCGGCACAACGTCTCGAAGCGCCGAATCTCCGTCGAGGGCGATCTTGAGCGCCATTACGTCGAACGCGCCCTCCCCTACGACGATGCGCTTGGCGCCGATCGCGTTCTGCCCGTTGTACAGATACGAGCCTGTCGATGCGAAGCCAGGTGGGAAGAGGTACTTTTTGTCAGCCGTACCTGTGATGTCCCGACCCTGGAACGACACGAACGTGCCGTCGATGTCGTAGATCGGAATGAGGATGCGGTCCGCGTAGCTCTGACGCATCTTGCGGCCGTAGTCGTCCAGGTACTCGAAGACGCCGCGCTTGGAGAAGCGCAGACGGAAGTACCGAGCAATCTCGCCAGTGATGCCGCGATTCTCCAGGTACTTCAGATTCTTCTCGCCAATGGGCAGCTCGTAGCTCTCAGGTAGATGGAGCTCCGCGTCATGCTGGACGGCCGCCGTATGCCGAATCCGAGGCTGCCAGCCCTGTTCGGCCGCAACCTCCTTGACATGCTCGATCACTTGCCTGGTGGTCGCCGTACCCAGGTGGGCCTGGATAAACTTCCACTTGTTGAACTTGACCTCGCAATCGCCGGAGAAGCAGTTGCCCAGCCCTGTCTCGGCGTTCAGGTAGACCTTCCAGTTCGAACCGCCGCAGCAGGGGCACTCCTTGATGTTCAGCTGCGTGCCACGTGAGCCTCGAGTCACCTTGTACTTGACGCCCTCACGATCGAGCCATGACTCCATGTCGATCGTTTCGAGCGCTTCCTGGAGTTCTTCATTGCGACTCATCGACAGCCTCCCTGTCGGTGTCGGTGCTGCCGCACTGAGAACATTCCAGCGCTTCGGCACCGAGGGGCCAAACCGCAACCCACTTGTGGCCGCAGTTCAGACACTCGGCGTGGCCGTGCATGTATGGAGCGATCGACTCATCCATCACTCTCTCCGAATGATGGATTCGATGAACTTCATCTTCGCAATGTCCTGCTTGATGAACAGCGTGAAGCCCGACTCCTGGTTGCGGCTGGCCGCGAAGTACAGACGAGCCTCGCCCTTCGATCGCTCCTCGTCGGTGATGTTGATGGAGATCATCAGATCGACCGTCCGCACCTTGTTGAAGTCTTCGGCGACGTGTTCAGCCTTCGCGACGGTGGCCTTGTAGCCCTCGCGGTTGGTCTGCGTGGCCGTCAGCATCGCAACGTCCTTCTGCTGTGCGATGGCCCGCAGGTCCACGTACACGGACTTGCTGTTCTCGATCACATCGTTGTAGCGGAAGTTCGGAGCCATGATGTCCGCGTAGTCCACGACGACCAGATCGAACTTCAGACCTTTGGCCTCGTAGCGATCCAGTAGCGCCCGCAGCTGGTTCGGCGTGAACGTACCGGACGGGAACTCGTGAATCTTGAACGCACCGCTGCTGGCCTCCATCGCGCTGACCTTGGACTCAACATCACGAATGTGCTTGCCGAGCTCCTTCATCATCGTGTCGCTGATGGATGCGTCGAGACGATCGGAGATGATCTTCGCGCTCACTTCGAGGGTGATGTAGAGTACGTTGAACTTGGCCAGCGCCGCAGCTTTCGCAAAGCCGATCAGCGCGGTGGTCTTGCCCGCTTTCGCACCGCCCATGATGGTTGCGAGCTCCTTGCGGCCCCATCCCCGGTGGTAGAGGATTTCGTCGAGCTTCAGATGCCCAGTCGTGATGCCTCGAGGCGGCCTGGTGCCTGACGCATCATCCAGTCGCTCGGAGGTGCGAAGACTGATGTTGGAGAAGTAGTCGTATGCGCCGCCGTCTTCGTTGATGCCGACCTCGACCGCCTCCTTGATGTACTTCTCAACCTTGTCGAACTCGCCGCGCTCGACGAGCTCCACCGATTTGAGAATGGCGGCAGTGGTGGCCTGGTGCCGTGCGAACTCGACGATCCGCTCCTCGACATACTCGCGCCCAGTCACATCGTCGTGCAGGTACACCCGCTTGAACGCCTCCTGCACAAGAGGAATTGCGTCCTTCTTGATGATGTTGGCGGCGCGGGACTTCTTGACAATGTCGGCCATGACGACCTTGTCGGGCAGTCCCCGATTGCGCTGGTAGTAGCTCATGGCCAGCTTGACCAGAATCGCTACGCCAGCGTCCTCGAAGTATTGCGGC